AGGGAAGACGTAGAAAAGTGGTTGATTGAGAAAGGTGTGGTGTATGTGGCCGAGGGCGGCAAGCCTTCCCCGTTGCGCTCCAGGTATGCCAATGCGGTCAGGGTTTGGGGCAAGTTGCAACAAAATATGGAGAGGACCGGTATGGATATGTTGAGTGACCGAGATTGGTCCATACTGGAGCGTGCGGCGCGTCCTGAGTACCGAGCAAGGTTGCGTCGGGGTGATTTGCTAGAGAAGCACTGGTCTGCTGTCATTTTGGTTCCTGAGGAGATCCGTGTTTATTTCAACCGGATTTTGAAAGAAAAGGGCCACCTACCTGATACCTCCGGGGTGAAAATATGTACTATTCACGCATCCAAAGGGAGGGAGGCAGATCGTGTTGTGTTGATCAACGGAATGGGCCAGCGGACTGCCGAGAGTCGGGATCGGGACTCTGAAATCCGCACTTTTTACGTGGCCGTCACTAGAGCTAAAAAGCAATTAGATATTGTGATGGCCACCAATCCATTGGGGGAATTAACATGAATTACATGGGCGGGAAACATCGTCAGGGTAAAAAAATAGCGGGCTTCATCAACAAAGTTATCGATGAGGGTGCGGCCTGTGTCCCGCGCCCACAAAAGCCGGCCCTATGGTATATGGTTGGTACAAACGAAGCAGGAGAAGGCGATGAAGGTGTCAGAATTTATCGAATGGCTAAAAAAACAAGATCAGGAAGCGACTGTTGAAGTTGTTGTTAGAGTTCCGGCAACAGGATGGGGTGGAGACTCTGTCGAAGTAGTTGAGTTTACACCAGACTTTTCCGAGTATGTTGATTTGCGCGGCAACCCTTTCGTGAAAGATGACTCACAAATAAAGGATTCTAGAACGCTGCTTTTGGGCGAGAGTTGAATAGCTCAGCGCATTCGCTATACTGCACCCAACACACCCCGCGCCTCTACCACTGGCACGCCGGGGCTTTTAACGACACAGGAGAAGAATATGAGTTCAACAGCGTTGGCAGCAGCATCACTTGCGATTGCCACGGAAGCACAAAGCGCCGCGAACGAGGCAAAATGCGCTACACTGGTTTCAGGGTACGCACACAACACGGCAACAGTTGGGCAGCGGAAGGAATATGCGGATTGCATCGACATCATGCATCCAAGCCCACTAACCGGCGGAGAGGTGTTGTTTTTGAAGCTGGTTATTTTGTGTGCGATGATTGGCGCTGCAATAGGGCTGTGGCCAAGCCAGGGAAAGGATCCCGCTGAGTACGTTCTGTTCGGACTGCTTGGCGTAATCCTTGGCGCGCTTGTTCCGCCCACTTGTTACGGTATAATCACAGCCATCAAGTTTTTATTCACAGCGTAGGACAAACAAAACCATGAACAGCCTCAAAATCCAACGTGCAGACGGCAGCAGCCGAACCATCGGCGGTATTAGCGACTGCACCCACAAGTACAACGAAGACGGCACCGCTACCATCACTGTGCTGGTGGAGGTGCAGGACTACCAGGACGAGCGTGAGGTTATCCTCAAAGCCGGTGATGTGGCTTATCTGATGTCAGACACTGGCAACACGCTGACGCCGTATTACCCAGCGCCTAAGCGGGGTGGCTGATGAAATACAGCGGCGGGGTGGTGCTTTTTGCTACGATGTGCGGATTCGTATGGGGCGTTATGGCGGCCATGTTGTGCGGGGTGGTGGTGTCGTAATTGGCGGTTTTTTTAATGGTGGTACTATGGATTTAGAAGATGTTGAGGTGGTGGTATGGATGAGCAGGAAAAAAAGCCTGTAGGTAGGCCAACAAAGTATAACGATGAGCTACAGGCTCTAGCGGACACCTATATCTTTAACTACAAAGAGCAAGGTGATGTGATTCCTAGTAGGGTTGGATTGTGCTGTTTTTTGGGTATTGCAAAGAGTACCAGCTTTGAATGGGCTGAGATTTACCCAGCGTTTTCGGACACGTTAGCCGCTATTGACGCATTACAAGAGAACGTAGCCCTTAACAGAGGCTTGGACGGAACCTTTAACGCAACGATAGTTAAGCTTGTGATGGCTAATCACGGGTACAGCGACAAGCAGGAATTGGCGCACACCAGCCCTGATGGCTCCATGAGTCCAGCAGCCAGCCAAGACGCAGTTCTAGCTGCATTGGCACGGAAGCATCAGGAGTGATATAATCAGGGTTCGGATTCGCACCCGATTGTATCAGTAGTTAAAAACAGGCTTTGCATTCTTACCTTGGGCTACTGCTGGCCGTGCGAACAAGGTTTAGAGTGTAAAGCCTTTTTTTATAGGGGTTTATTATGCAGTTGATGACCAGTAACAAAGCCAGCACCAGCGAAACCATGACCAGTTTAGAACTGCGTCAGCTTATCAATGATTCGCGCGCAGAAAATCAAGAGCCCGAAATCCGCTTGAATAAACTGAATGAAAAGATCGCTGACGAGCTGGAAGGGCAGCACTACCCGAAAAGTGTAGTGAAGAACCCTAATGGAACCGAGTCAGAGATCTACCATCTCACCCGCGACCAATGCACCCTGGTCGGTATGCGCGAATCAAAAGCAGTGCGCCGATCAGTGTTGGCTAAACTGAAATCAATGGTGTCTGCAACTCCTGAGCAAACCCCAGCGGTTAAAGATCCGCAGCTGGCAGCCATGGTGATGATGCTCACCCAGTTGGATAGCGTGAAGCAGGAGCAGGAAGCGCAGAGATTGGAGCTTGCAGACTTGCGAGCAAAGGTTACAGCAACCCCTGATGAGTATTACACGGTTGCTGGTTATGCTTCTTTGCGCGGCATCAGCATTGACACCAAGCGGGCTAACCTGTTGGGGCGCAAAGCCGCCAAGGTGTCGCGTGAGCATGGTGTTGATATTGGCAAAGCGCACAGCTCAATATACGGTGAAGTTAATACCTACCATGTGGACGTGCTTTGCGAAATCTTTGAATAACAACCAGCGCCACGGATGGCGCATAGAGGAGCAATAATGATTCAGCTTATGCAGGGCGACTGCCTTGAAAGAATGAAAGAGATTGATGCTTGGAGTGTTGACCTAACTGTTACAAGCCCGCCGTATGATAACCTTCGCGCATATAATGGTAACAATGCGCTATGGGGGCAGCATGTATGGAAAGCAGTGTTGGCGGAGCTTTACCGTATCACTAAAGATGGTGGTGTGGTCGTATGGGTTGTTGGTGATGCAACCATGAAAGGCAGTGAAACAGGTACGTCATTCAAGCAAGCACTACATGCTATGGAGTGTGGTTTTAATTTGCATGACACGATGATTTATCAAAAATCAACACCGCCACTAAGCCATAATAGGTATGAGCAAAATTTTGAGTATATGTTTGTGTTTAGCAAAGGGAGGCTGAAAACATTTAATGGGATAAGAGAGCCGAAAAAATATAAAGATAATAGAAAAAACAAAGCGTTTGGCAAAAACAAAGATGACTCAATAGACTTCGGTTTTTCGTCAGGCGAGCAAACCAGATTAAAACGCAATGTATGGAGAATATTTGCAGCTGGCGGTAGTAACGATCCCATTGCATCTAGGCATCCAGCCATATTCCCTGAAAAATTAGCCCATGACCACATCATAAGCTGGTCAAATGAAGGCGATACTGTTTTCGATCCATTTATGGGCAGCGGTACGACTGGTAAAATGGCTAAACTGACAGGACGCGATTTTATCGGCATTGAGCTAGACCAAGGCTATTTTGATATTGCCAAGCAACGCATAGAGGCGGCGCAGGAATGACCCCCGACCAAATAGCCGACTGCCAGTCAGACCTGCTCGCCTTCACCCGCACCATGTTCCGCGCTCGCAAGGGCGCAGACATGAAACCGAACTGGCATCAGGATGCGATCTGCAACGCGCTTGAACGGGTGCTGATGGGCAAGTGTCCTAGGCTTATCATTAACATTCCGCCCCGGTCCGGAAAAACAGAGCTGGCCGTGGTGAACTTCATCGCATGGGCTACAGGCCTATACCCTGACAGCGAATGGATACACGCCAGCTATTCTAAGCGGCTGGCCACAAACAACGCATACGGTGTGCGCGAAGTTATGCGGCATGAGGTTTATCAGGAGATATTCCCGTGGGTTAAAATCCGCGATGACAGCGCGGCAAAAGACGAGTTCAGAAC